ATGGACGAACAGTGGGGCTATGTCGGGGCTAAATCGCGCCAGCGCTGGCTGTTTTACGCGTATGACAGTCTCCGGAAGACGGTTGTTGCGCACGTATTCGGTGAACGCACTATGGCGACGCTGGGGCGTCTTATGAGCCTGCTGTCACCCTTTGACGTGGTGATATGGATGACGGATGGCTGGCCGCTGTATGAATCCCGCCTGAAGGGAAAGCTGCACGTAATCAGCAAGCGATATACGCAGCGAATTGAGCGGCATAACCTGAATCTGAGGCAGCACCTGGCACGGCTGGGACGGAAGTCGCTGTCGTTCTCAAAATCGGTGGAGCTGCATGACAAAGTCATCGGGCATTATCTGAACATAAAACACTATCAATAAGTTGGAGTCATTACCCGATATCCTGCTGAGAACATAAACACCCACGGATCGAGGCGTACGCTATCATGTTGCTGTGCACCGCCCAGTTTATAATTGGCGATGGTATCGATATCCATGTACCACACTGACATGTTTTAAAAAATGCAATAAGACATTGTATCTGAAAGAAAAAACAGGATTTTGAGGCGCTTTTTTATACCGTTTTCCGTGTTTTTAACTGCCTGATTTTATTGAAATCTTTTTTAGTTTTGCAGAAAGGATTTTTTGCTCGATCGCTTTAATTTTATACATTCCTGATAACGGAAATTTTTTTGCCCGTTGACAGTTTTTGTTCTCCGGGGCTATATTCCTCACACAACCGCAAAATCGGTTGTCGGGATTGGCGTCTCGGATAACATCACAACGCATAGCCGCGTTTGCGGTTTTTTTTGCGTTAAGCATTGCCACATTCGCATTATGGTGGGGCGTGCAGGGGCGGAGAAATCCGCGCCGGGTTTTGTGATGACCGGTTACGCCAACCCTGTACGTCTCACCACCTCCCTGATTGGCGTCAGAGGTGGTGATCATCCAATTAATTGGAGTCATCACATATGAATACAGCTATAACTTTTTCTAACGAGTCACCAAAAGTCTTTTTCAAAGATGGTCGCCTGGTTACCACCTCTCAAGCTGTTGCCGACTACTTCGATAAACAACATAAACACGTTTTAGCTAAGATTGACACACTCGACTGCTCTCCCGAATTTACATCAGCCAACTTTTCGGCCGATGTTCAGACTGTCGAAATTGGCAACGGCGCAGAACGTGAATCACGATGCTACCTGATCACAAAAGACGGCTTCATGTTCCTCGTAATGGGATTTACTGGCAAAAAAGCAGCCAGACTAAAAGAAGCTTACATTGAAAAATTTAACGCAATGGAAGAAGAACTCCACAAACGTCCTCCTGCAGCACAAAACTCCCCCGCCCCAAATAATGGATGCGCATTACTGATCCACTTCGATAAACACGGTCAGGTCGAGTTCACAGAAAAAGTCCCCGCCGATGCGATGGTATGCACTCTGGAACGGTTTAAATTTTATCTGGAGCAACATGGGTGGATCGTTGCCCGTAAAGAACAATTGGTGGAAAGGTTGATGCGGTTTTAATGAATGCAAAACCCCGGATGATCACCGAGGTTAATTTTATCGAGCGTGATTGCCGCTAATCGCCATCGCTCTGATTGAGCGTAAATCATTCAGGTTATTCAGTTCTTCCTTCTGCTCTCGCTGACGTCAATAAATCCCATCATTGCGATCAACCTCATCCTTAACCATTGATGCGAGCAGTTCTTCCAGTTTCTGCGCTGACAGCTTTACCTGGTGATCTTCAGCATCTTCCCGGGCTATTGTGGTTCGCGCAGTGGCTGATTTTGCTGACATCACCACAGGGGGCAGACGGACCATTGAACCATGGCCTCCGGAACAAATAAGGGCAAAAATAACAACCACTATCGAAAGCTCACAAACTAACCGCAGCACGTTCCTGCATACGACGTGTCTGCGGCATAATCCCAATGATTACTCCCTGACAGGATTTGCAGGCCACTCAATATCAGGTGCAGTTGATGTATCAACACGATTCAACAATACCCGATATTTATTCCATGCCTCCAGCAACGATCTTTCTTCCTCCGTTGCGATTTCCAGATCTACAGCATCCTGCAGTGGCGCAATATACTCACTAAATTCCTGGATGTAGAACTGTGTGGTGACGGTCTTCCAGCCATTCGGCTCCTGCTGTATCGAAGCATACTAGGCTATTTCAATATCGCTATGCTGCGGCAGCATTTAACCCCTTGTAATTCATCGCCATAATTGATTTAATTCACAAATAAAACTATAACATGGTGAAATCAATGAAAACAAACACAGATGATGGGGCTAAAATTTACACACCACTTACCCTAAAGCTTTATGACTGGTGGGTTTTGGGAGTATCAAATCGGCTTGCATGGGGATGTCCTACAAAGGAACACCTTCTTCCACACTTTCTGGAACATTTAGGTAACAACCATCTGGATATTGGTGTTGGAACTGGGTTTTACCTTACTCACGTACCTGAGAGTAGTCTGATATCTTTAATGGATTTGAACGAAGCTAGCCTGAACGCGGCATCTACAAGGGCTGGGGAATCAAAAATTAAACATAAAATTAGCCATGATGTTTTTGAACCTTATCCCGCGGCGTTACATGGTCAATTTGATTCCATTTCCATGTTTTACCTTCTTCACTGCCTGCCTGGAAATATATCTACAAAAAGCTGTGTAATACGCAATGCGGCGCAGGCCTTAACTGACGATGGAACTCTATACGGAGCCACAATTCTTGGCGATGGAGTTGTGCACAATAGCTTCGGTCAAAAACTGATGCGCATTTACAATCAGAAAGGCATCTTTTCAAACACAAAAGATTCCGAAGAAGGCTTAACACATATACTCTCAGAGCATTTCGAGAATGTTAAAACCAGGGTTCAAGGTACTGTAGTAATGTTTTCCGCTTCAGGGAAAAAATAGCATCCAACCGCAGCACGTTCTTGCTTAAGACGTGCTGCGGCATAATCCCAATGATTACTCCCTGACAGGGTTCGTAGGCCACTCAATATCAGGTGCAGTTGATGTATCAACACGGTTCAGCAACACCCGATACTTTTTCTAGGCTTCCACCACCAGCACGACAAGATGCCGCATACAGTGCCCCAGTCAGTCCAGTTTTCAGACAACCAGTGCGTCACCTTTTTGAAGGCGCTTTAAAGCACGTTTTAATCCAGGTCGGCCTGTCCTTGTTCCGCTTAATTTATCTTCAAATATTTGTTCATATCCTGCACAAACAAGAGCGTTTCGTTGCAGGTCTGTATTCTGGTCATTTGTTGATACCCTTACATAGCCAATCAGCACGCTGAATCTCCCGTCCAAAAGCACAAATCATGCCATGCAGGCCAGAAACCGCCATTATCTAAAACCTCGGTTTACGAGAACTCGGCACAAGCGGGGAGAAAATACCGTTACTCAGTACAGCGAATACCTGGACTAATCGACAAACATTCAGCGGTGGCCTTTCTGGTGAACTATCCGGCAATGCTTCTACAGCTGCAAAATTAAAAACTGCCAGGAAAATAAGCAATGTGGCTTTTGATGGTTCCTCCGATATCACATTAAAAGCAAGTCATGTTGGTGCGTTTGCCTTAGGGAAAACAGGAAGCACCGTTGCGAATGATAAAGCAGTTGGATGGAACTGGAGTAGCGGAGCCTATAACGCAACTATTAGTGGTGCATCAACGTTAATTATTCATTTTTATATGGGAGAAGGAAGTTGTCCTGCAGCTCAGTTTCGGATTAATTATAAAAATGGCGGTATTTTTTATCGTTCAGCCCGTGATGGTTATGGTTTTGAAGCCGACTGGTCCGAATTTTACACCACCAGAAAACCTTCAGCAGGAGATGTTGGTGCACTGCCGTTATCTGGTGGTCAACTGAATGGTGCACTGGGTATCGGAACATCCAGTGCTCTTGGCGGTAATTCGATTGTATTGGGTGATAATGACACGGGCTTTAAACAAAAAGGCGATGGTAATCTGGATGTTTATGCTAATAACGTCCATGTTATGCGCTTTGTCTCCGGAAGCATTCAAAGTAATAAAACCATAAATATTACGGGACGTGTTAATCCCTCGGATTACGGTAACTTTGATTCCCGCTATGTGAGAGATGTCAGACTTGGCACACGAGTTGTTTAGACCATGAAGAAAGGCGTGATGTATGAAAAATCAGGCCATGTAATCACGGGGCTTGGTATTATCGGTGAAGTCGATGGTGATGATCCGGCAGTATTCAGACCAATACAAAAGTTAATTAACGGAACATGGTATAACGTATCGCAGGTATAATCATGCAGCATTTAAAAAACATTGTCGCAGGTAATCCAAAAACCGTTGAACAATACCAGCTAACAAAGAATTTTGATGTTATCTGGTTATGGTCCGAAGATGGAAAAAATTGGCATGAGGAATTAAAAAACTTTCAGGAGGATACAATAAAACTGGCTTACACAGTTGAGGGAATAATTATTGCTATAGACAAGGATGTATCAGCAATTAATCCAGAAGGTTTAAGTGTCGTTGAGTTGCCTGATATTACAGCAAATCGCCGGGCTGATATTTCGGGCAACTGGATGTTCAAAGATGGTGCGGTGATAAAGCGAACTTATACCGAGGAAGAGCAAAGGCAACAAGCGGAAAATGAAAAGCAGAGCCTGCTGCAGCTCGTCAGGGATAAAACCCAGCTGTGGGACTCTCAGCTACAGCTGGGCATCATTTCCGATGAGAATAAACAAAAATTAACCGAGTGGATGCTCTATGCGCAGAAGGTTGAATCCACAGACACCTCCAGCCTGCCAGTAACGTTTCCCGAACAACCAGAATGAGAGAAGGCCCGCTATCGGGCCTTAATTTTTATTCAGGCTTTTGTGGCCATTCAGGATTTGCCGTATCCACACGGCTGACCAGAACACTGTAGCGTTCCCATGCTTCCAGTCGTGTGCGTTCCTCGTCTGTTGCCATATTCAGCCTGACAGCTCGTTCCAGCGGCTGGATGACTGATTCAGCTTCGGAAAGCAATGCGGCCTTTTGTGATTCGGCCTGTTGTTGCAGTTCCTGTTCTGTATATTCCCTCTTTACTACTTTACCATCCAGAAACATCCATTTTCCGTTATTGTCTGCGTGACGATTTGCCGTAATATCAGGAACTTCAACTATGCTTAGCCCTTCAGGATTAATAGTTGAAACGTCTTTACTGACAGCAACGATGATGTTGTTCTCATCGTAAGCAATTTTTATGGTGTCTGGCTGAAAATTCTTTTGTTCCTCATACCAGTTTTTGCCATCTTCGCAAAAGAGCCATACCACGCCCGCTTTTTTAGTTAGCTGGTATTGTTCCGGTGTTTTCGGATTCCCGGCCTTAATATTTTTCAGGTGCATCATCTTAAACACTCCCCACGTTGTACCATATTCCCCCAATCAATTTCTGAATTGGCCTTCTGGCAACAGTGTCGACAATATCATCCGCATTGCTGTTAATTGCGGCTGTTAAAACATAACCTGACGCATCGCCAAAGCCGTAGTCGCGCCATACGTTTTTATATTCAATGCTGCCAAGACGAATATCCCGAACGACATGATTATGCAGCCATGTGCTTAACCAGTTGTTTTCCCACACTGAACCATAAATATCGCCACTAGACGCAACTTGCGCACCACTTCCCAGCGCAAATTGAGGTAGCCTGAGTTTAACGGACACTCCTTCCTGAAATAGAATGGCATCAGAAGGAGCTAATAATGAGCAGAAAAACCCAACGTTACTCTAAAGAGTTCAAAGCCGAAGCTGTCAGAACGGTTCTTGAAAATCAACTTTCGATCAGTGAAGGCGCTTCCCGATTATCTCTTCCTGAAGGCACTTTAGGACAATGGGTTACCGCCGCCAGAAAAGGGCTCGGTACTCCTGGTTCCCGCACGGTGGCTGAACTGGAATCTGAAATTCTGCAACTGCGTAAGGCGTTAAATGAAGCTCGCCTTGAGCGAGATATATTAAAAAAAGCAACAGCGTATTTTGCACAGGAGTCGCTGAAAAATACGCGTTAATCGAACAATGGCGACAACAATTTCCCATTGAAGCGATGTGTCAGGTATTTGGTGTATCCAGGAGCGGTTATTACAACTGGGTACAGCATGAACCCTCAGACAGAAAACAAAGTGATGAGCGGCTAAAACTGGAGATTAAGGTGGCACATATCCGCACTCGCGAAACATATGGAACCCGGCGGCTCCAGACGGAGCTGGCAGAGAATGGCATCATCGTTGGTCGTGACCGACTGGCACGTCTTCGTAAGGAGCTAAGGCTACGCTGTAAGCAGAAACGCAAGTTCAGAGCGACTACGAACTCGAACCACAATCTGCCAGTTGCGCCAAATCTGCTGAACCAGACGTTCGCTCCTACAGCACCAAATCAGGTCTGGGTGGCGGACCTGACGTATGTTGCCACACAGGAGGGATGGTTGTACCTCGCTGGCATCAAAGATGTTTATACGTGCGAAATTGTCGGCTACGCCATGGGAGAGCGCATGACAAAAGAGCTGACAGGTAAAGCCCTGTTTATGGCGCTCAGGAGCCAGCGCCCACCTGCCGGGCTAATCCACCACTCTGATCGAGGTTCACAGTACTGCGCATACGATTACCGGGTCATACAGGAGCAGTCTGGTCTGAAAACATCAATGTCGCGTAAAGGTAACTGTTACGACAACGCTCCGATGGAAAGCTTCTGGGGAACGCTGAAAAATGAGAGCCTGAGCCACTATCGTTTTAATAACCGGGATGAAGCCATCTCAGTAATACGGGAATACATTGAGATTTTCTACAATCGTCAGCGTCGTCACTCTCGTCTGGGGAATATCTCCCCGGCAGCCTTCAGGGAAAAATATCATCAGATGGCTGCTTAAAAAAAGAACAAATGGTAGTGTCCGCTATTGCCAGTACACCTCAGTTAGTCAGCTTCTTATCGAACTTGAGCTGAAGGATCTTAAAACAAGTTTCCATAGTGCTCCTGGATTTTCTCTTTTTGGACATTGACGTCTCCACTGGTTTAAACACGGCAATGGAGACTGTGGTGAAAAGAGTTAATTCCCGGAGTGACTGGCGAATTCCAATCAATGATCGGAAGTATGCCAAATCGTGATCGATTGTGATGCCAAACTGTGATCGGAGATGGATGCCAAATCATGATCGATTCGAATGCCAAACTGCGATCGATTCAGATGCCATTTTGCAATCAGCGCCAGAACAGCAGCTGACAGGCCGTATTTGATTTTTGCGCTCATGGATATTTATCAGGATGCTACCAATGAAAGATACTGGAAAGCCAACTGCAAAAAGCTAACAACCCGTAATCGAGTTATCAGAACTGTTAATTTTTATGGTATACCGCGCCTCTGAACAGGGGCGCGTTTCTGGCAACAGCTCGTCCCCTTCACATAACCCGGCAGCAACATCCAGGAAGACCTGTCTGATGCTCCTTCTGGCTGCTGCCTCATAAAACTCCAGCGCGGCACCTTCAACACGGTCCAGCGAGATGTCCAGGTCAAAAATTTCACCGTCAAAGCGTTTTTTGTCCCGTAACGCTAAAGTTACCGTAACTTTATTCTCAAAATTGCGGATCCCTTTCACAATCAGTTCATAGTTTTGAGTCATTGAATTACTCTCCCCGTGCAGCCTTACGACGGTCCTCTCTGATTTTGAAATACAGGTTAGTCAGATATGTCAGCAGCCCAAACAGCAGACTCCCCAGCACGCCTATTGCCGCCCACTGAGACGGGGAAACCCTGTCCAGCAACTGCAGGAACCAGTAGCCCGTTCCCACCGCTGACGTGGTGTATGACACACCTGTTGTGATTTTTTCCATCTGGTACATACCCCGTCTCCCGTTATCCGGAAGCTGACAACAATAAAAAAAGCCACCAGTTAAGTACTGATGGCTCTGATAACTCATGCAGGCATCTCAGACGACCCACTGACACTACCGGTGAGTTTAACGATACCTTCCATTTGGCTGGCTCACTTTTTATGATGATGCCGGTGCATTTATCTCCAGCACCAGACTTTCTATCTCAACGCCATACGCTGCATTTTTGGTAATATCCGTCAGCGTCAGCGCATTCAGCCCCAGTGTCAGACTGTCTTTTATGACCTGGAATGCCGGGCCAGCCACTCCATTCAGTTTCGGAGTAACCGTGGCACTGCCGGCGGTGAACACCAGCTCCAGCGTCAGCCAGTCGTTACTGTAATTCCCGAACTCGCCCAACTTTGTGTTTCCTGCTTTCTTGTGATGCATCAGATTCAGTTTGCCGTCTGTGGTCTGGGTGAAGAACGACATCAGGAACGGGTTACCAGTCCCGGTCATCGCCACGACGTCAGGTAACGCTACATCGGTATACAGATAAATTCCCAGACCGAACTGGTTGTTGGTCAGTGCGCCTGACAGTCGAAACTTACAGCTCAGTCTGCCACCCCGTGTCAGCAGGGAGACTGCGTCATCCACCGGGCGCGTCAGGGACCAGGCTTTATTGCTCTGCTTGGTGATCTTAAATACACCATCTGACAACTGAACTCCGCCATTCTTAATGCTCCAGCCCTGCGCAGCAGCGTCTCCGGCTGTCGGCAACAGGGAGATTGTGCGTATGGATGCATCTTCAGACGGCCCCGATGGCGTGTCGCCGCCGGGCGAGGGTTTGATTTCCGGTGCCTTACCACTAATGAAGGCTAAGGTGCGACCGGCTACGTTCAGAATAGCAGTTGCCATACGATCGGGAATAATGCCACGACGCGCCCATGAGCTGAAATGCGTCGGGCGATTTGATGATACCCAGTTTTTGTTCGTTCGGGATGCCGAACCGTAATAACCAGACCCGGCAATATCAGGATCTTCTGACGGGTTGTTTGTCGGTGTATTAACTCCGCTACCATCGGTCATAAAGGGAACAAAATAAATCTGCTGGGATTCTTTACCTTTATATGCACCATATACCACTTCATATTGCGTACCGTGTTCTTGTTTCCACGCGTATGTCGTGTCGCCACAAATCCAGGGGACTGATGCCGGACTTCCACCGTGACACTGCGCCGCCAGCCCGGCAAGGTCAGCACGGAACTGCTGTACCATTGCAAGAAATGCTGCTGGCTGCTGGGCGTAACTGGCATTCGTCATATCGAATTCCCCCTGCATCCAGCATATCGCCAGCAAAACGTTTTTCGGGTTTTTCTGCAATGCTGCCTTCGTGCGGAAAAGCAGATCCTGATATAACGGCTTACCCACTCCCCAGCGAGCCGAATCCTGACTGGCCCCCGTGGACTCGCTGAATGTCCCCTCCGTGCCCTGGGTGAATGCCGAACCACCACGACAGCATGGTACCAGCAGGATCCCCGCATTATTAGGGATATACGGAAGCAGTTTTTTGGCAATATGTAAGCCCTGTCCGACACAGCCGTACTGCCCTTTGCTCAGGTCAGCCCGGGGATGGTTAATCGTACTCATATCCTGAACATCATGCAGACAATGGTCAGCAGGAATGATGTCGTTAAATACGCATACTTCACCACCGGGAGTCACTGTGTTACGACGGGCCAGTTGCTTAATGCGCGGATGGGGCGCATCGTATGAATCCGGAAGCGGAAGACCTTCACCGTAAGCCATGGCATTGGATTGCCCGGCCAGTACGATGACGTAGTACCACTCCGGCTCAGTTGCACCACTGACGACCACATCACCTTCTGCTGCAATCGCCTGCATCAGGGTATAAGGGGTTATGGCCACCGGACTACCAAACGGCTGCCAGCCCTCCTTCAGTTTTTGTGTCAGTCGTTTCGCAAGGTCTGACGGCGATGCCGCCCTGACCACGTCATAGTGTTTAAATGCCATGAATCCTCCCGGCCGGGATAATATTGTGAGTAAAATAAGGAGCGGGCTGAAGTCCGGAAGTTACAGGACAATGGCAGAAGAGAGACGACAGCCCGCAATTCGAAAAAGACCGCGCAGTTGCGCAGAGTGATTACTATGGGGTATTATTCGCCAGCTGAAATATTACTTCACGTTTTATTGTTTATTCCTTGCCGCCCGCGTCTCCCAGCGCGGGCTTTTTTTGCCCACAAGAAAACCCCTCCGGAGAGGGGCTAAAGCCGCGTATCTGTATCATCATGCACATGGTGCCGGGTGCCTCCCGGTGAGTTCAGCCCGGTGCCACTAAACCCGCGTCATTCTCGTTTTGATAATCAGAGATTATACCGTCACCAGTCGCCCCTCCGCTCAGGGGGATTCACCATGCGAAATTTTTTTAACAAATGCCCAGTCTGACAGGCAACTGTCAACTTACTGAATTGTGAGCAACATAGCATTTAACGGGGAACCTGTTTTCTGCAGTAAAAAGGCCCACCGGAGCGGATGGGCCTGGAAGGATGAGGTAGCCTGAGTTTAACGGACACTCCTTCCTGAAATAGAATGGCATCAGAAGGAGCTAATAATGAGCAGAAAAACCCAACGTTACTCTAAAGAGTTCAAAGCCGAAGCTGTCAGAACGGTTCTTGAAAATCAACTTTCGATCAGTGAAGGCGCTTCCCGATTATCTCTTCCTGAAGGCACTTTAGGACAATGGGTTACCGCCGCCAGAAAAGGGCTCGGTACTCCTGGTTCCCGCACGGTGGCTGAACTGGAATCTGAAATTCTGCAACTGCGTAAGGCGTTAAATGAAGCTCGCCTTGAGCGAGATATATTAAAAAAAGCAACAGCGTATTTTGCACAGGAGTCGCTGAAAAATACGCGTTAATCGAACAATGGCGACAACAATTTCCCATTGAAGCGATGTGTCAGGTATTTGGTGTATCCAGGAGCGGTTATTACAACTGGGTACAGCATGAACCCTCAGACAGAAAACAAAGTGATGAGCGGCTAAAACTGGAGATTAAGGTGGCACATATCCGCACTCGCGAAACATATGGAACCCGGCGGCTCCAGACGGAGCTGGCAGAGAATGGCATCATCGTTGGTCGTGACCGACTGGCACGTCTTCGTAAGGAGCTAAGGCTACGCTGTAAGCAGAAACGCAAGTTCAGAGCGACTACGAACTCGAACCACAATCTGCCAGTTGCGCCAAATCTGCTGAACCAGACGTTCGCTCCTACAGCACCAAATCAGGTCTGGGTGGCGGACCTGACGTATGTTGCCACACAGGAGGGATGGTTGTACCTCGCTGGCATCAAAGATGTTTATACGTGCGAAATTGTCGGCTACGCCATGGGAGAGCGCATGACAAAAGAGCTGACAGGTAAAGCCCTGTTTATGGCGCTCAGGAGCCAGCGCCCACCTGCCGGGCTAATCCACCACTCTGATCGAGGTTCACAGTACTGCGCATACGATTACCGGGTCATACAGGAGCAGTCTGGTCTGAAAACATCAATGTCGCGTAAAGGTAACTGTTACGACAACGCTCCGATGGAAAGCTTCTGGGGAACGCTGAAAAATGAGAGCCTGAGCCACTATCGTTTTAATAACCGGGATGAAGCCATCTCAGTAATACGGGAATACATTGAGATTTTCTACAATCGTCAGCGTCGTCACTCTCGTCTGGGGAATATCTCCCCGGCAGCCTTCAGGGAAAAATATCATCAGATGGCTGCTTAAAAAAAGAACAAATGGTAGTGTCCGCTATTGCCAGTACACCTCAGGATAGCGGTCATGTGATGCCGGTTTCCCGGTAACTCAGCACCGGTATCTGAGTCAACGTTTTCTCTACTGGGTCATTTCCGATACGCCCTGCCTGCTGACAGGCTTTCATCACATCTGAAAATATAGCACCCTGACTGATACTGTAGTACCTAAGGTTCCAGAAACTGTGATGTATCCGGCACAGAAAAGCCCCTCCGGAGAGGGCTGGAGAGTGGCGCTATGTGCCATTGCATGATGCCGGGTGCCTCCCGGTGAATTCAGTACCAGCACCTGAATCCGCGATTATCCCATATACCTACTCGCTGATTGCCCCTCCGCACAGGGGGATTCACCATGCCAGTTTCTTTTAACAAACTCCCCGCAAAACAGACAACTGTCAACCGTCTGAATTGTGAGACATTTAAAAAAAAGGCCCGCAAAAGCGAGCCAGGGAAAATAAGTGTGGCGCGTTGTACTGGATTCGAACCAGTGACCGATTGCTTAGAAGGCAATTGCTCTGTCCGGCTGAGCTAACAACGCATGATGCAGATAATGGACCGCCATCGGGGACTTGAACCCCGCGCAGCCAGCTTCGAAGGCTGGCGCTCTTTCCTGATGAGCTAATGGCGGTATGTGATGGTGGCCCTTGCTGGATTTGAACCAGCGACCTGGCGATTATGAGTCGCTCGCTCTCACCACTGAGCTAAAGGGCCGGGAGCCGCATAATAACGACGCGTAATTAATTCTTCAATATCATCCGTTCTGGCTGACTAAATCCTGTACTTCCCGAACCGTCTGCTCAAAACGTTCAGTCTCCAGCTCAACGCCAATTGCACGACGCCCGAGCGCCAGTGCCGCTTTCACTGTCGAACCCAACCCCATGAAAAAATCTGCAATCAGGTCACCCGGACGACTGCTAGCGCTGATTATCTGCTGCAGCATTTCTGCCGGTTTTTCGCACGGATGTTTCCCGGGATAGAACTGCACCGGTTTATGCGTCCACACATCGGTATACGGCACCTGCACCGTCACGCCAAAATACCGCCGCAGATGTTTATATTCACTCAGCAGCTCCGCATACTGCCGGTTCAGTGAGGTATACGTATCCACCAGCTGGTGGTGGAGCTTTTCCAGTTCACCACGCCGATGCTTCTCTTCTGCCACCCGGGCAAACAGCGCCTGTAATTTCAGATAATCGCTTTCATTCGGCAACTGCCACTGACCGGCACTGAACCAGTGCGACACCATGTTTTTCTTTCCTGTGGCATCTGCAATCTGTTTTGCCGTTATCCCCAGGGCAGCTCGCGCATCACGAAAGTAAGAAATCAGCGGGGCCATCACATGCTGTTTCAGTGCACTGCCCTTCGCCGCATACCCGGCATCTTTCGGACGATACGGCCCCTGATAATGTTCCGCGAACAGAATGCGCTCTGTGGCGGGGAAATACGCCCGCAGGCTTTCCTTGTTGCATCCGTTCCAGCGTCCGGACGGCTTCGCCCAGATAATATGGTTCAGCACACTGAAGCGTTCACGCATCATGATTTCGATATCAGATGCCAGGCGATGACCACAGAACAGGTAAAGACTTCCGGCAGGTTTCAGCACCCGCCAGAACTGCGCCAGACACTGGTCCAGCCACTTCAGGTAATCATCGTCGCCCTTCCACTGGTTATCCCAGCCCTCAGGCTTCACTTTAAAGTACGGCGGGTCCGTGACTATCAGGTCAACAGAATTTTCGGGTAACGACCGGATAAATTCCAGGCAGTCGGCGTTGATTAACTCACAACTGGATATTTTTACAGTATTAAGCATGGATCATTAAGCCTGTCTCTGATAGGCTCATTCTGCTTTTGCGCAAAGCAGTGGGCCTGAGGTTTGCTTGTGAACCCAACGCATGAGCAGATGGCTGGTGGGTGCCCCTAACACCCACCAGCCGCCCATTTACCACAAATAAAAAAGCCTTCACTGCGGAAGGCGTCTGTAACAACCGAACTGATAGTCTGCCAGACCCGCCATAACCAGCTGGGTCAGTATTAACTGGCAGCGTTCGCGTGAAAGGTAAGTATTCTGCGCTATCTCCCCGACTGTCGCCGGTTCGGTAACGCTTAATTCATTAAACACCACTCTGGCGGTTTCTGTCATATCCTGCTGTTTTAGCATGTCTTTTCCTTTTCCGGTTAACGTGACACACCAATAACTCTTGTCGAAAAAGCCAGCAAGCTGAAAGACAGGTATTCACCGCCACCAGCGCGTTTACTGTACTGACGCGATTTCAGTCATAAAAAACCCGCTCGGCGGCGGGTTGTAGAAACTCTTCTAACGTCAGGCGTAAAACGCCCATCGTTATGACGAATTTACCACAGATTCCGGAAAAATCAACCTTGTTACCTAGTTACCTTTTTTAACTGCCGCTCAGCCCATGCTTCTTCAATATCAAACCGGGTCACCAGCGCATCATAAAATTTCTTAACTGTTTTTTCCCATGACGCGCGTGTTATCTGGTTTGTCACCTCGCATATAGCATTAAATGCCTCCGTTGATGGTAGTCTTTCATAGCCACGACCACCACAACGCTGGCAGTCTCTGATAACAGGCATACCACGTTTTACCGACTCTTCACGATGAATGGCGACACCACGCCCACGGCAATCCTTACAGGCGGTGGAAACCTCACCCTTTCCGCCACACTCCGGACAGGCAACTTTTACCACCTCCCTGACTTTTTTCCATTCTTCCCAGTAAGACGGATACACACCTTTCGTACACTTTGCCCATACCGGCGGCTTACCATCCGGATACTGGATCTTGTTTGTAAAAACCTCGCTTTCAATAAATTTTTTTCCGTGACAGCAGGGGCACTGTTTTTTGCTCGCCGCGCTACGGGCATAATCTTCAAACGCATACGAAGCCATAATACGCATCACTGCCGGTTTTATTTCTGCCGGGAGTTTTCTTAACGCCGCCACGCGATCACACCGACTGAGTGCATATTCTGTCAGCAATTCTGTTGCCCGCTCTCTGTCATTCATACTAATGCCCATTTTCCCAAGGAACGCAGAAACCCCCATCTCAGCCCGATTCTGTGTCATGCCCTGCGCGGCCATCACATCAGTGATACTCAGCGCATCTTTCGACGTTGAGGCCGATGCATCAGTCAGGCCGGGGGATTTTGGGGAGTAGTATTTCGGTAAATCTTCCAGTTTCATTTTTTGACCTGCCCTTCAAGCATTATGGGATAAATCTTCACCCCCAGACGTCCACCAGATACTGGCTGAGCACGAACGATATTGATTTCATCAAACTGCTCATCGTCCATTAGCAACCCCGCATGCGTCAGCGCATCCAGCGGCGCTTTCAGAATATTGTCCAGGTCACGGCGGCGCTTATCCGGTGGTTCTGCAATAATTTTTATTGCCAACCTTCCGGACAGGCTTAATTTCAGCCGCTGCTGGCGAACAATAAGCGCCACTGCCCGGCGATAACGCTCCCCGGCTTTTGATACAAAATATGTGCTGCCACGACGACGCCAGTAAGTGTTCACCGTCGGCGGGTAAGGTAAAACAAATTCTATGCGCTCGGTCATTTATGCTTTCCACTTCAGAACACCCGAATTTCTCGCGTGCATTAAAAAACGAATCAGCAACAACAGCTGACTGCCGTGTTTCTCTTCAAAATCTTTTACTCCGGCATGTAGTTCGTTACGGCATTTACGGCATAACGGAATAACAAACAAATCATCAGCCTTTGTTCCCATCCCTCCCAGTCCATGACCAATGATGTGATGCGGATCATCTGCCTGATTGCCACACGTCATGCATTTCTGCGTTTTTACCCAGCGCGTGTATACAGGCATCTCTTCCCGTTGTGATTTCTGGCGCTGGAGATACTGAGCCGGTGACTCCGGATCAACGGCAATGCTGACCACCGTCTTTTCCTGTGGTGGGTTCTGTTGCTGGTGGACGTGAGGCAGTAACGCAATATTTTTTGTGCGCTGCTTCAGTATGCTGGTGGCTGTCTGCTCTCCCGGTATGATGTCGCTTTCACTGTACACAGAGCGAATTTTTTCCGCACGCAACCCCAGCGAACGACGTAATACCGCTTCCGGTAGCGCGTCCGCCACCTGATTGCGGACCGCCCACCAGGATAATTCAGCCAGAGATAATTCACGCTCCTGCGTACCGCTTATTGCGTGACCGATGACGTCAATCATCCATGCTGACAGGTTTTGATGAGCAAGTTGCTCGAGTGATTCGGATGTCTGGTCACGCAGCTGGTTGTCGCAGTGCCAGCACAACACCATTGCGCCGGTACCATAACGGTGAATGACGGTTTCGCTGTGATGATAATCGCCGTGTGGCCACTGGCAGGATTTAATATGGCGCAACAGCCAGTCAGACAATGCACCAGCACCACCAGCAGCACGAATCACCCGTGCGTTACTGAAAAACGGCAGCAATGTTTTGTCTTCCACCAGCGGCTGGCGAGCGGCAGGAACGACCCCGGACGGCAGATTACGCATGCTTTTTGGTTCCGGCTCCACCAGTATTCTGCCGTTATGGAATGCTGACATTGATTCACGGCCTGGCTTAACGATAACCAGACCGAGTTCCGGTACCAGAACAGGTCGAAGTAATACCCGCACATTACCTCCAGATCCGTTGCTGGAATGTGCGGGACGGACGCGTTGGCCGTTCGGAGTAAGGGAGCCTGACGGAGATTATCCAGTGACGGTAGTCGAGGCTAAGGGCTTTTTTAACCTCGCATCCGCGCCTGCGGTAACACTGAATGAGCCATTCGGCCTGTTCTTCAGTGCATGGGGGATGCTGGTACCAATCAGATTTAAATGCGTGAGAGCGCCGCCCGTGCCTGCTGGCAAAGACGGCTGAATTATCAGAATTGTGTAGTCTGGAAGGCAGTGGCTGACAATAGCGCCATTCTCAACGCGCACAGTATAGAGGCCATCTTCACTAAAAATTTCACGTAATTCTTCGATTTTCATCAACAGAATCCTTCCAGATAAATAGCACTCCCCTGTTCGGGGTCCATCCCTCTTCTCCCTGCGCGCTACTTAAGTATTTTTGATTCTATTCCGGCACCATCTAAAACTTCAAACGCGTTGAAAATAAAAACAAAAACCCGCCGAAGCGGGTTAAGTGTGGGTGCATTGAGGATGCCTGACCCATCAGAGGTGGCGAGGGATTTCTCCCCCGCCTGGTCTCTTACTCCTCAGGTTCGTAAGCTGTGAAGACAGCGACCTCCGTCTGGCCGGTTCGAATTCGTACCTCGCAGAGGTCTTTCCTCGTTACCAGTGCCGTCACTATGACGGTTAAACAGATGACGATCAGGGCGATTAACATCGCCTTTTGCTGCTTCATAGCCTGCTTCTCCTTGCCTTTCGGCACGTAAGAGGCTAACCTAGATTTGCCGTTCATAGATTGAGCCTCAGATTAATGTTAAGCGTCTTGCCGGACGCGTAATGTTAACTGGGGCTTTTCTCTATCTGCCTTTTGGTGTTCATGCCTGAGACAGATAGCCTCAAGCACCCGCTGCAATTCTACTTAACTCTCCTTTTCCCGCAAACCGTTTTTATCCCCAGCGGCAAATCGAATACACCACCAGCGCCACCGCCATCGCAATTCCTACCGTTGTTAATGCTTCAGGCCAGGTCATCGTAAAATATCCTCCACGCTTATCAGTCCGTTCCGCTCCAGATAACTCATCGCCTTATCCGGTAATTTGCAGTCTGGCTTCGCTTTCCTCAGTTGCCAGGTTAACTGCTTTACCAGCATGGTTAACTCATCGACCAGACGCTGATATCCCACTGGTTTGTATTCATGCAATTTACCGGCTGGCTCTGCTGCCAGCGATACCAGTGCGATTTCCAGAACAGCAATATCCATCTTATATGTGCGGATGATGTCATGGTCGATTGTGCCCGGTATGCACAGTCTCTGTGCTTCAATAGTCTCCTCTGCGTGAGCTATTAACTGCTCTCTGGTAAAAGTCGTCATGCCGTAGCCCCTTCTTGATATTTTTCAAACCAGAACACAACCGGCTCTGCTTCCAGCGATGCCAGCGCAATCCGTGCCAGTTCCATTTGTTCACCACGGGTAAGCCCGTTTTCAAGCGGGTTTTTAATGAACAATTCAATACGTTCTTTGGTAATAGTGGTCATGTGTTACTCCTTAACCCGCAGTGCTTTCAACTGATGAGGGGAACAAAATCTTTTCATCAAACCCTGCATTCATATCATGAACAGCAACACACCAATCCATCGACGAACGATTATCAAGAGCCTCCATGATTTCATCCATGCGGCGTAGGTCATACAGGTAAATGCTTTTATCGCCAATGGTGTAAAAGCCAATTTTTTTCGGTGATGGATGAGGTGTACTGGCAATAGCGGACACTACCATTTGTTCTTTTTTTAAGCAGCCATCTGATGATATTTTTCCCTGAAGGCTGCCGGGGAGATATTCCCCAGACGAGAGTGACGACGCTGACGATTGTAGAAAATCTCAATGTATTCCCGTATTACTGAGATGGCTTCATCCCGGTTATTAAAACGATAGTGGCTCAGGCTCTCATTTTTCAGCGTTCCCCAGAAGCTTTCCATCGGAGCGTTGTCGTAACAGTTACCTTTACGCGACATTGATGTTTTCAGACCAGACTGCTCCTGTATGACCCGGTAATCGTATGCGCAGTACTGTGAACCTCGATCAGAGTGGTGGATTAGCCCGGCAGGTGGGCGCTGGCTCCTGAGCGCCATAAACAGGGCTTTACCTGTCAGCTCTTTTGTCATGCGCTCTCCCATGGCGTAGCCGACAATTTCGCACGTATAAACATCTTTGATGCCAGCGAGGTACAACCATCCCTCCTGTGTGGCAACATACGTCAGGTCCGCCACCCAGACCTGATTTGGTGCTGTAGGAGCGAACGTCTGGTTCAGCAGATTTGGCGCAACTGGCAGATTGTGGTTCGAGTTCGTAGTCGCTCTGAACTTGCGTTTCTGCTTACAGCGTAGCCTTAGCTCCTTACGAAGACGTGCCAGTCGGTCACGACCAACGATGATGCCATTCTCTGCCAGCTCCGTCTGGAGCCGCCGGGTTCCATATGTTTCGCGAGTGCGGATATGTGCCACCTTAATCTCCAGTTTTAGCCGCTCATCACTTTGTTTTCTGTCTGAGGGTTCATGCTGTACCCAGTTGTAATAACCGCTCCTGGATACACCAAATACCTGACACATCGCTTCAATGGGAAATTGTTGTCGCCATTGTTCGATTAACGCGTATTTTTCAGCGACTCCTGTGCAAAATACGCTGTTGCTTTTTTTAATATATCTCGCTCAAGGCGAGCTTCATTTAACGCCTTACGCAGTTGCAGAATTTCAGATTCCAGTTCAGCCACCGTGCGGGAACCAGGAGTACCGAGCCCTTTTCTGGCGGCGGTAACCCATTGTCCTAAAGTGCCTTCAGGAAGAGATAATCGGGAAGCGCCTTCACTGATCGAAAGTTGATTTTCAGGAACCGTTCTGACAGCTTCGGCTTTGAACTCTTTAGAGTAACGTTGGGTTTTTCTGCTCATTATTAGCTCCTTCTGATGCCATTCTATTTCAGGAAGGAGTGTCCGTTAAACTCAGGCTACCTCACTAATCAGCTTAGCCAGTCTTGATTTCAGCAAATTAATCTCATTTTCTCTTGCTTTCATCAGTTTCTCTTTGGCAATTTCTTCAAGCTCAGCTTGTGATTTATCAGCAACAATTAGAGACAGTCGATGTGGTGCTCTGACAGCTCTTTCTGTACGAACAACTCTTTGACCTTCTGGTAAATCTGCAATCACTTTACCAATCTCTACAGGGTCATACCCCCAACCGTCACGGTCTAGTCGAGAGAAATAAGCATAAGAATTGGTTTGAAGCTCCATCGAAATAACCATTTCGTCAATTTCGTCTTCAAGCTTGGACTGAATTTTCTCGTAAACACTTCTCATTGCTTCTTGAGAGTCTTTAATAGCTTGGAAATATCGGCGTTGTAGCTTCAACTTCAAATCAAGTTCACACCGTTCGTTCATAGAAAAATCAATTTCAACTCTTGGAATCTCGAGTGGTTCTGGTGGAATATATGGACCTTTATTTACTTCGTGTGATTCCCGCCAAGCTCTATCAAAAGATTCACGCAAAGTTAATTCGTGAATATCAAGTGCACTTGGTCTGTGTTCGATAAGCATTTCATGTTCATTTCTAATCATTCGTTCACCCCTTAGTTTATTTGTTATTTCAATTTATAGAAGCACACTCAGCAATCAGAGGTGAAGAGTCTGACTGAACAAGAACCTGCCAAGTGTGCTTTTAAAAACTGAAAAAGCCCTAAACATTTCTGTGAAGGGCAAAGGATTCAATAATGAATGAACAAGAGTACTTTTTGAGATAGCCTCTCAGACTAACCTGAAAGGCCATGACGAAAAGCATTGCACCTTTCCAACTCAGAATATCCATCCATCGGATTATTGAAAGAAAAATAAGAGAGAATTGCTCTCCCATAATTAAAATTATGCCATGCTTAAGGTTATTTGTCAACAGCTTTTTAACAGGTTGATAACATCAATTCTTATTTACCGCATTGTTAATAATACAACCAACAAATAAGCCAAGCAACGTCCAAGCAATTATTAAACCCATTAGTGAACCCTCACAGAATCCGTCACCAGAATATTATCACTGTACAGGATTGTCACAGCACCTTTCAAAAATTGCTCTGGGGAAATACTGTATATGTTCGTTTGCTCGATAACCAATCTTTTCATGTTGCTGTCTGTAATTGGTAGCATCATTCGAGGCTCGTTAAACTCCACCGACTGAATAAAGTCAGAGATGTTTTCTACATTATCAGCCATCAGCTTTAGTAATTTATCAAAATTAATTGCGATACCTGCATCAATGAAGCTTTGCACCATCATAGCAGTGTCGTTATCAACCATAATTTGCATTGGGTAATTATTCATTTTTAAATCTCCTATGAAACACACCTCAGACCTCTTAAAATAGCCATTCTGAGGCCAGTAACCATGCGGGTTACAGAGGGAGTTGCACTGGCTGGTAAGGTAATTTATCAAATTAAGGTGCAACTCTGCCTGTAAAGTGCATTCTACCGTTTCTTAGATGGTTATTTTTAATTGTCTTTATTAATCAATGGCTTAATGTAGAAATACTGTCTCCGTGAAATACCATATTTTTCTGTAATGTATCGCTGAGATTGACCAGCATTTATGGCCTGAGTGATATCATCACGGTTATAGCGGTTACCACGGGATTTATATTTGTCACCATCCACATCTTCTGAGGTATTGAAGTCTTCAATCAGCTTAATTGCATCGTGAAGGTCATCTTCTGAGGCATAATCGAAGGTATGGATAATCTCAAAATCACCAGTATCTGCTGGTGCATTCTTCCATCTGGAGAAGCGGGATTTTAATTGCTGGTGTGTGAAGGGTTCAGCATTACGAGTTAAATCTTTCCATGTTCCGTTATTCTCACGGACAAGGTGACCTCTATGGCGATAAAACGCATGATAATCAAATGTGCATAGCATTAAACCCCCAGCTTATCCGCCAGTTGATGAACCTTGGCACTCAACACCTGAATCATTGAGCAACCTGCCACTGCGGACTGTGCTTTGAGTAGTTCCAGTTGGCCCGTTGTGATTCTGATGGCCTTAGAACCCTCTGCAACGCCCTTGATAGCGTCAAACGGTGTAAGGGCTATGTGTTCCTTCAAAATCTCACCAACAAGTGCTGTGTGGCTCATGGCTGGGTATTTGTCTTTGATTGCTGCCAGTCTGGAATATGCCTCTGGCAAAAGGCGTGTAACTGTGTGTCTCAT